TAAGAAAAAATATTAATATTCCTGGTAACAGTAAATTAAAAATTACATGTATTGAGATGTTTGGGTTGTACCAACAATCAGTACATAATAATTGGAAACACAATCAACACCCAGAAAATACAAAAAAAGATTTTTTGCGCTTGGTTGATTATTGGGTAACTTTCATTGGCGAAAATACCTATATGAATGAAATTATATTAGATGATGTAATTGAAACATATAAGAATAAAAGACAAGATGATGGAGTGAAACCTAGAACGATTAATTTAGAAATTGGTTTTTTACGACAGGCATATAAACGTGTAAAAATTAGAAAAAAATATTTTTTATGCGAAGAGCCGAATTGGACCCAATTTATGTCAAGGAAAGAAAAACCAATAGACAGATCAATGTCGGATAAAGATATTCTTATCATGTATGCAGCTGCCAAGCCCCATGCAAAAAATGTTATTTATTGGAGACTTGTTTCTGGTTTAAGAAAATTTAATTCCATGCAATTAACAACAGAGATGATTGATTGGGATAAAATGCAAATTGTCTTTAAACAAAAAGGTAATCAAGAATACATTTTACCCATTACACATGAAATGGAAAATCTATTAAAGGGAAAAAAATTATATCCTAGTGAAAATGATGAAGACTACCAGGCAAGATTAAAATGCTTAAACTTAACTAAACCTGGTTCGGTGTTTTTGTACAAGGGGAAACCTTTTAAAAGTATTCGTAGGTCCTTTAAAACGGCACAAAGAGAGGGTGGAACAAGTAAAACATATAGAGAACATGATACAAGACATACTACTGCACACTTAATTGGCAATGCAGAACATGTCATGAAAACCTATGGACACTCTGATATTGAAACAAGCAGAATATATGACCAAACCGATTTGATTGTTAGAACAGAAAGTCTAAAAAAAATTGGGAAGAGAGTACATCAAATAGTACATCAAAGTCATTCTGTTAAAAAAGTAAATAAAAAAAATGACAGAAAACATGGTCGGGGAGAAAGGATTTGAACCTTCGACCCCCTGGTCCCAAAGATGGTGTGCATTGTTTTACAAATAAAAAAAGACCCCAGAAGTGTTTAGTTTCTGGGGTTTTCCTATATGTAACGGGTTGTAACAATTTTCATATTTATTATTTATTATAAAAAACTATAAAATAAAAGTACATCAAAAAGTACACCACTAATTTAGCTTCATTTCTTGTTTCTGCGTACTATTCTCCTGTATCAATAACTGACACTTTAATCGCAATCCTTCATAGTCAGCATAATTTCGTTCAGTAGATAATTCTGCATCATCTAATAACTTATCCATTTGCTCGTACTCTTTATCATTACGAGCTTTCATTTTCGCATCTTCCACAGTACATTTTTCTTCTTGCCTGTATTGAAGATATAATTTTGCTTCTAGTCTTTTCTTTTGACGTTCTAAACTGTCATAAGCGGCTTTAGACTCTCCGTATGCCTTTCGAGTTTCTGTGAGTTGATTAGAAATATAATCTTTATCAAATCGAAGCGGATGCCATTCATTCATATATTGTCCTTTATCCAATCTTTTAATTCGGAACGGGACAGCAATTCAGTAATAAAATTTCCGTAGGCATTAACTACGGCTTCTTCATCCTTGTCTTTCAACGAGTATTGGTAATACCCCACATGCAACATTTCATGTACAACTACGTTTACAGCATCTTTTCCTCCATGATTAATTATATTCTCGTCAAGGTAGATTTTGTAAGGGGGTTTGCCTACAAAAGCTCCCTGGGACTCTGAAACCTCGTAACTAATATCGTGAGGAATACATATCAATTCCACTTCAAAAGCCCCAACTGTAACCTTTGAAGGAAGTTTGATTTTTTTCACGTTATCTTTTTTGGTTTTCTAATTCTTCTCTTCGGTTTGCGTGAACCAGACTTATTCGCCCATTGTCTAGCTAATTTAGGTTTATTGGCCCACATAAATTTTTCTTGTTTTTTAGATTGAAAAGGCATTTGTTTTCTTTCTATTGTATGTTTTTTTATTTTTAACTACTCTTGGTTTGTATGTTGGTGTCCTTAATTTTTTTGCAACTGGATTAGATTTTTTCTTATCTTTTTTCTTTTTAGGCGGTCTTCCTATTTTACTTCCGTATGTACCCATTCCTTGTGGCATTATTTCCTCGCTTTCATTACATCATCTAAATCATCTTTATGGCAAACAATCCAAAATCCAGGCCTGTTTTTTTGACATAAAGTTATGACAGTAGTCTTGTTTTCTTTTTTTGCTAGTTCGTTAGTTTTATCCCACAACGAAATGACGGAATGTTTTTTCTTTTCTACTTTATTTACCAACAAGTCAGGAGTACGTTTAGATATTTCACTAAACGCATCTCCTTCCTTGGTATTCATGTTAAGAGCCAGATGTCATTTTCCAAAGAACAAACAAAACAACTGCAACTATGATTCCTGCTTTAATCCAGTCTTTAAGCTGCCATTCATTCCATTCTTTAACCCAACCCCATAGGTCAGAAATAAGTTTCATGTTACCTCCTATTTCTTTTTAAAGTTTTTAGCGATGGACTCTCCGCTGCGTCCAAGAACATACCCTCCCAATCCAATTTGAAGAAGAGTCCATAAATCTTGCGGTATGTCCAAAGTAATCTCAATGCCAAAAAAATATTTGACATAAGGCATCAAGATATAATTATTGAATACAATAATAATCAGGCAATACATTAACATTGGGCGCCACGTTGCCGTGATCCAATGCTGTGATTTGGCTTCTGATTCCACTATACTCGCTGCTGCCTTGAACTTTGACATATCAGCATTAAGCAATTCATTATTAAATTCTGCTTTTATTTTTTGTGCCAAATCTTTATCGGGGACGGCCTTGTCTATTGTACCCAATAAAGTTTTTGCCAAGGGCGCTACTGCGCCTAAAAGTTGTAACATAAATCGTATCCTACTTGTTGAGCGTAAATAACCAGGTTGCAAAATTCGATCACAACCAGGGACGTAAATAAAACTGTTATAATAATTTTCATTTATGTTTTCCTATAATTTTTATGAGCGCATCACACCTTCCAGGTGTCTGTTCAGCCCACAAACTATTTTTCATTTCCTGGCAGCTTGTTTCATAGTCTTTCTTTTCTAAAGCTGCTCTGAAGTTTTTAAACTTGAACAATCTTGAACCGAGCTGAAAGGCCATCTCCACACAAACTCCATAAATATCTTGATGATGTTTGTCTGGGTCATAGATAAAAGTTTTTGCTAAATCACAAGCATCGTTAAAATCCTGTTGAAATACTTTCTCCCCTTCTTCCTTACTATATTCTATGTCTTCTTTATAAGGGTCAGACGCATCACATAGGTGGCCGAAAAAAATTGTTCTATTTCCTAGATGATCAAGGTAGACTTTATTTCTATAACCTTCATGGTCCTTAATTCTTTGTTTAACGTCTATCAATCTGTCCCCTCCCACTTGTCAAAATCATAATCTCTTTCTTCTTCTAAAACTGTCTTTAATTTTTCAAGATAGATAATGGCATCACCAAGTTCTTCTTGTGCATCATTAATCCAGGCAATCGTAGGTTTCTTTGATTCCCCCATAGTACAGTTAAATTTTTTTATTCCTGCATCAGAACGCTTCGCAATGCGTTCAATGACCTTTTGAACTAATGGGTCTTTTGTCTTTATATTTTTCCTGACCATCTATTTCCCTTTTCAAGTACCATAGGGATTAACTGCGGTATGCCGTCTTCTATAACTGCACAGCCAAGGATAGGTCTTCGGATATTTACTCTTGAATAAGCAAATGCAAGTGAATCTTTATCAATTAAACACCCAACTGTCATCCCAAATCGTAACGCCTCTGGGGAAGACCAGAACTTTGTACAAAAATCCGTATGGAAGTGGCCTTGAATTAAATTCATGCCAATGGACATCGAGGATTTCATTGGGTCCTTGTTCATGTTGTGAACAAAGTAATAGCTGCCAAACTTGTCTTTTAGGATAAGTTTATCATGCCATTTCCAATTCTTCTTATTGACATCAAGAATGTCCGCATAATCTTTTATAATGTAATCTGGCAATCCGTAAAATTTACGTTTACGAAACACCAGGGAACCATGATTGGAATGTAGCAAGTCCATTTTAGGAAATACCTTTTCCAATTTTTTTATATCGTCTCTTGCTCGAAGTAATTCTTGTGTAGCATTATCAAGATCAGGGTCCTTGTCGTGGAAAGAAATAGCATGGTAATCTACTTCATCTCCTATATTGACAACCCTATCTGGTTTCAACCAGGACTTAACTGCCTTTAAAAACTCTAAACTATCTTTATGCGCATAAGGATAGTGAAGATCAGAAATTATTAAAATCTTCATGTAAGGTCCTTTTTAGGGGGGTACTAATGGTCAAGTGAGGTCTGTTTTCTTCTTCTACGCTTAAATATGAGGGTTTTTTTTTGGCTCTATCCTGCCATTATTCCGTAAACTGCCTTTAAAAGCAATCCTAGTATCATGAAGCTGCAAGTCCAAACAATCTTGAATATGGTATCAATTTTTGCACTAATATGATGAACATGGTTGTCGAGTTTCTGATTAATGAGTTTTAATTCTCCACTAATGCGAATAATGTCTTTCTCATTCTCGGTTATTTTTTCATCAGCCATAATCAAGCTCCTATTCCTTTTGTTTTGATTAGAGGAAATGCATCAAAGGGAATACAATGTGCCTCTGTTATAATTAAATCTTTATATTCTTGTGTTTTATTATCGTAAGCATCCATATATCCAACTCTCGCTATCTCGCATTCAACTTCCGTATAATACAATATGCCATTATACTTGATCGTGGCTTGGTTTGGTGATGACATCAGCATCAACAATAAGAAAACTGTTTTCACATCTAATCTCCATAGGAATAACCAGAAGTTGTAGTTCCTTCAATTAGAGAGAATAATTTTTCGTGTTGTTTTTCTATCTTTTTGTTTTGCTTTACTATCTCCTTGTCTTTTGATTGCATCTTCTTCGAATCTCTTGTTAATTCACTTACATCAGCGATAAGGTTTTCCAAGTCCAACTTCATCTTGACTTGATTAGCTATGACATCTTTTTTATTTTCTTGCTCAAATTCTGTATAAAGTGTGTCAAGTTTGTGTGCTAAATTTGACACATACCAGATCAATCCTATAAATTGC